GCTCCTGTTGGAGTAATAATGAATTCCAAATCAATAAATTCAAGAGAACGAGTTGGTTTGATATAAATCTTACCTCTCAATGTGTTAGCGTCAATATCTTCTGGATCATTTGACACCGTTACACGGAACTCATATAAACCTCTTTCTTTCTTAATTGAATCCAAAATCGGATTTACCAATCTCAAGAATTCGTTTCTTACTTGGTCATCGTTTTGTTCAAACAATAATCTTACAGAAACCGCTGAAATTAACTTTCTTGCTCTTAGTAATAATCTTCTTACGTTGATTCTATCTAAAGCCGACTCTCTAACTTGTAACGTTTTGTTACCCCAAATAATGGTACCTGTATCAGAGAATGTTGCAATTGGGTTAATTCTATTCTTATATAATTCATCTCTTTCGTCAAGAGTTAATTTTTTAGTTGCTTTGATTGCATTTACCAAACCTCTTGAGTAACCCGCAACTGCGAACCAAGGATATGATACGTTATCGGTCAACGCTATGTTCTTCACAACTTCACCTGTTGGTGGAATGAATAATTGAGTTGAGTTATCAGTATCTCTAACTTGAATCCAAGGCCAATATGTTGCTGAATAGTTTGAATCGATTGCCGCATCATCTAAATACCCAATAACCTCATCCGCCGCAGTTGTTCCTGTGATATTTGGTGAGTTCATAATATATAATGAATCCGCTCTTTCGTTTTCAACCATATCAATTGCTTGATTAACCAATGAACTGTGGTCATAGAAGTTAATACCTGGAGTTGCAAATATGTTAATGTCCACCGCTTCAGGATTTGCAAAGGTATTAATACCTTGTAAGTAAGCATAATAATCTGAGTTTCCAACTGATGCACTAAACACACCACCATTTACTGTGTGACCGCTTACGTATCTTGCTTTACCAAATACATAATCATCTATGTTTGTTCTTGTTTGTCTGTAGATATCCCAACCATCGTGTCCACCATAAACCGCAAATGTAAATTTACGATAAGCTAACGCAGTTAATTTATTATCAACACCTGTTTGACCTTCTAAATCGTAAGGTGTTGTTTTAAATTTGAATCCGTTTGGAGTTGAACCTGTAATTGAGGATGCGTTCGTTGATAAGTGGAAACCATAAGTTTCGTCAGTACCAAGAACACCTTTGTATTTTAACAAGTCATTATCAAAACCAATTTGTGATGATAAACCTAATGTTACTTTTTTAACTTTGTCACCTGACTCTACGTTTGGTGTACCGTCCGCGGCATATCTCACAACATCACCAGCGTCAATATATTCTGTTTTGTAAAGTACATTACCCAATGTGCTATTACCACCAAAGTCCATATTAGTTGCAAAACCTTTAAAACCAGCAGGAATTGCGTCAATTGGATGATTGTCTGCCATTGATAACATTATAACTTTAGAACGTAATTCGTATTCACCATCTGATGTACCAATTTTTCTACCAATATAACCTACTGAATTAGGGTCCATTGAACATCTTGAATATTTTTCAAGAACTACTTGATTGTCATCAGTATCGTTAAAGTCACGTACTAATAAATCGAATTCGGCCGTGTCTAAATTAATATTTTGAACTGTAATTTTTACTTGGAAGTTTGCCGCCTCACCATCAGAAATAGTGATTACTTGGAATAAATCTGCAACTTCACCACCACGAACTTCAGAAACTACCATTGGTGAGATTGTAGTATCCCAAGATTGTAAGTAGTTATCACCTTCTAATTCGTAAGATGCATCCATAGATAAACCTCTAATTAAACCTCTTTCATAAGCGGATTTAACTAAATGTGGATATGATTCGTGTACATATACTGGAAAATTACTATAATCTTTATCAAATACATCAGTTCCTAAAACTTTAGAAATAAATTTACTTGATGTTGTGTCAAATGTACAAGTAAATTCTTTAGATCCACCCGTACTACCAGTTACGTTAATAGTAAATTCACCCATTGGGTTAAATAACATATTATCAACTTCAGTCAAAGTAAAACTTGTGTTTCCTGTAACTTCGTGGATTAATGTTTGACCACTATAATGACCTCTTGTTCTGATTGAAGCAACAACTACAGCATCATAATCTGTGTTATGTCTTGCGTCATAGTCATATCTTGTTACATCAAAAGAATCCCCAACCCATTCAAAAAGATAAGAATAAACACCATTAACTGTAGTTTCATCATTTGAGTTTGCTAAAGTATATAATACGTTGTACCATTCTTTACTGTTACCATTTGATGAGTTGTATTTACCTGTTAAAGGCGAAACAACTTCTTTACTAGCTGTTAATCCATTTATGTCTGCAATTTCTGCAGTTGGGACTTGACCTAAAACGAACCATTTACCTGTATCACTTGATGAATAACCGCTAAAGTTTTTAACGATATAATCTGTAATAGTTGAACCGTCAAATGCCGGTTTAATTGATAAGTGATCATATAATTCTGCAATATCATTAATGCCGGCCGATGTTGGTGTAACCTCACTGAAATTACCAGCACCTTGGTATTCTTCTAAAACAACACCACCGATTGTTTTGATACCGAACGTTTTGAAAGGTTTATATCCTGTTAAACCAAGAACTCTTGTTACGAATAATTGATTTGACTCTTGTAAATATGATTTTGCCACATATCCTAATTCATACTTTGGGTTACCATTCACGTCTTTTGCCGGTGAAGTTGGTCCAAAATAATTTTTAAATTCATCGAAATTACTTATTAATATCGGTTCAAAGGCTGGTCCCTTTAAGGTCTCACCCACTAAACCCAACGTTGTAACCCCGACACTTTGCGCTACGAATGTTAGATCCTTCTCTGATGTATAGACACCGGGAGAAACGAATACTTTGTTTGAATTTGCCATCGATTGTTGTTTGGTTAATTTTTTTTATTACTTATCTTATAAATATCTTTGTTTTTACCAAAGATTTCCATACTTTTTTAAAAAAGATAGTTATTTATCTTTTTATATCTTTATTATGGAAAACAAAACAAAAAATGTCAAAATAGGTGAAAAACACCACGAGATGTTAAAATTACATTGTGAAAAAAATGGATTAAAAATCTATAAAGTTTTAGAAAAATTTATAGAAGACTATTGTAAACCTAAAAAGAAAGACATTTACGGTGAATCTTAAGACAAATATTTGATACCAATTCTTGAACCAATGAGTGGTGCCGCTAAGAATCTAACTTGATTACTATTTGTAATCTGATAACCCTCATTCTCATATTCGACCATACCATTGATACTGATATTGACAATACTTTCTATGTCTCTTTGTAAATTATATAATAAAGTACTACCATCATATGTAAAATATTCATCATTTAATTGTAATATTTTACCGTAATTACTCATTAGTACTGTATTCTTACCTTTATAATATCCTATAGTAATAACATCACCTTGACTTGGTGCTCCTAAAAATGTAATTCTTTGGGTTCCACCTATGTGATAGAAGTTCAAATCTTGTTCTTGTACGATACCGTTAATTGTAACATTAAATAATACACCAATACTCTCACCAACTGAATATGTAGTTGTGGTTCCATCGGCAATTATACTTGTAACGGTTATATCTACTGATTTACTAATGATTTTCTTATTCACCTTACCACCCGTATTCATAAATTCCATCATTGTGAACATTCTACTAATTGCGGGTTTTACTTCAAATTCTTCACTATCAATTAAAAAACCTAACATAGTGAATTTGTAGTTTTGTAAATAAAATCTACGACCATCCACTGTTTCAATAGGACTATTATCAGTAATAGAATCTAAAACTATTGGAATATAATGACCCTTTACGGTTGTATAATCTTGTCTAGATGCAAAGTTTTGCATCACTTTTTTATTGAACCTATTTAAATCTCTAATTTTTGTACAAACTATTGTTACCTCATATGTTATATCCACGGGTATCGGTTGTGGAATCTTATATATGTCAGCACCCATAGAGTTACCATTCCAAGTAGGAACGGTTGCA